ATTGACAAACATTTGGCTCGCGTTTTGCATGGTGATGACAATTTGTTTGGTCCAAAACAAGATGCTGCTTCCGTTTTTTTTGATTATTATACACCAAACAATGTCGCACCTTATTCTCTTGAACTTGGTATGAAGCAAGACCCTCACAATGATAAAAGATCAACCATGGATGAAATTGATTATATTGGTTTGCGTAATCATCGTGTTGAATTTTCTGATGGTTTGATTGCTAACATACCTAATGTTGATTTAAACAGATGGGTTACTTCTGCTGCCACATGTAAAAGACATTGGTCATTGACTGAAAAAGTCATTAAACTGAACCAACTTTGCCAGTATGCAGTTGGAACTGAATTATGCGAAAAAGCTCTCACTATGGCCTTTGATCAGGTCCCTAGTTTACCTGTTAAAGTTGAGCTTGATGACTACGCTACTTTGTTGAGGCGTGTCTTCCCTATAAGCGAATTTAACAATTATCAGGATAGAATTATTAAAGATGCATCACCAGATAAAATAAAGACTATCTTCCATAATTCAAAAGATATTGTAAATCAGTGCAAAATTCCAATGTTCAAAAATCAATTGAAAGAATTCTGTGACAGAAATGGACTCCAGCAACCTAATTACATCACTCAACGAACAGGTCTTCCGCATGTACCAAGTTATCTTACCACTGTGCGGCTCTATGATGGACGTTCCTTTGTTGGAAATCCTGCTACAACTAAAGTTGCCTCAGAACAGAGTGCTGCTCAACAGGCTATCATCAAACTTCGATCAGATGATGGACCAGATAGGATTGTGCCCAAAGCCGACAGGATCGAATCCCCTGAGCCAACACGAATCGGTCCAGGTGTTCAGTCACCTAAGAAATTCAGTGTACAAGTACCTGAAGTTGTCTCTAGCTTGCCCACTAATGACACCGGAGGAATTGGTAAACCCCCAGCCTTATGCCAACAGAATCGTGTCAGCCACGAGACTGCTCGTGCACTTGGTTTACCAACCAAAGACAAGCTTCTTGTTTTCATACACAACCTTGTTGGGCCATTTGAAATCCAATCCATCATTGATGGCTTCGATTTACCAAGCGGAACTCACGCGCTCGCTCGTGCCTATTTGCTCAGATCTCTCACTAAGCTTGTTAACAAAGGCTTTGTGGAAGACATTGGAAGAGGATTTTACAGGAGCCGAAACATTACTGTTACTGTCAGGTCCTATAACAAGGAATCTGTTGACTCTCTCAGAGAACACACTGATTTGTGCTATACCCTCGTTCAGAAAGCGTTGGGACGGACTCGAAAAACAGTTGATGAATTGGTACGAATTGAAACCAAGTTAGTCACCATCAAAGAAAAACTTGATGATGTGGCTGATCAAACAAATCCTCCTGATGCTGTGTCCTCTCATTTTTCAAAACTTGGTTTTTCTGTTTTCAACGAAGCCTTTGTTCCACATGATTTCGCCACTGGTCAAAAACTTTTGAACTCTGCTCTTGCT